TGAAACTCATAGATGTTGGGATTGATCGCGGCACCAGGAGCATCCGCATAGACCTTTTCCAAGTCCAGGGTATGCTTGATCGTGCCATTCGGTAAGTGTTGTTCGCGCAAAAACTCTGGCTTAACCTTCACCACCCAAGCCTGTGTGAAACGATTCCACACGGCATCCTCATACGTTAGAGAGGGCATCTGAAAATCAACGCGATTGGCTGAGCAAATCACCAGGCGCGATGTGAACCTGGTGTCTGCTTTCTGCGACAAACTGGCCATATGGAGTGCATACGGATATGGATTCGCCGTGCGAATAATTTCCATAAACTCCATGTTTGGAGCTCCGGTCGAATCCATGAGTTGGCCAAAATCATCATATACGGTAGTGAATTGTCCCATGTACCCATCCCAAAACTCTTGCTCTACACTACGCGTATAGAGTTGGTTTTGCGGGTCATCAACACCACTATCAACACAACATTCTGTGTGTATCAAGAAAGTGAGGCGGGATTTGCCAATCTGAGACTCACCCAACATCAAAAGTGCGACGGGAGGAGTCCTACAAGCTTTGCAGTCTGGATAATTGGTTTCGACATAATCTCGGATGCGCGCCGCTCCTTGCATAGAGCGTTGCATTGCACCACGATATTCTACAGGCAATGCGGTTTGATATTTTAGTAACAGCCTATTGCCATCATTATACAAATTAAGCAATTCATATCGGCCTGATCGGGTTAATGCCAATGTTTTCCGATTTTCGAGGTCAGAATATTTTTCGACCTTAACCATCCATTTTGATATGTCTGGTATCGCACCTTCCAATAGAGACTCGTCGTGTCCTAATATGTAAACTTGAAAATGGCTCCACGCCTTACACACCAAAGCACCGAAGTATGTGAAAACATCCTTCATTGAAGTGCAAACGCGAGGCAACATAGACATTTTGTGCATCCAACCCGCCGGGGTATTATCCTTACCGGGTATCAAGTTAACGGCATATGCAGTCAAACAACTAAACATGCAAGCAACAACATTAGGCAAATATGCCGACATCACATGGGGATCCATTATATCTTCGATTGTGCCAATTTGAGCGACGTCATCGGCCTCAATAAAACTCTTAAAAGAATCAGCAACCTCAACATGCTCTGTAGCGAAAACATCAATCATAAGATAGACAATATCTTTTACAAGAACTCCCAACTTATACAAGATGTAAACAACGGCAAAAGTCAAAACAATCTTAAGCAATGATTTTAAGGTTATGGGTATAAAGCCACATTCTGTATTCAAAACCGTACCAACAGTGTCAGACACAATAGACGCAATCTCATCCCTATTTGGGATTGAACGCAATGCCTCATTGACATTAGACACCAAGTCGTCCGTTTGGGGAGACCCAAAGAGGTTAAAAAGTCCCATTTGCGCTTTATTCATATCCATTAACGATTCAATGATCTTCAAC